TACGTTCGCATCCGAATTATCTATTTTTAAGTCTTTCCAAGTGTACCATGCTGTAGCAGATCCACCGTCGATATCATCGCCAGTAAGATCAACAATTGGCTTGTTGCTAACACCACCCCAAGCAATATTCCCAGCGGTATCGTTACTCCATGTTGTGCCGTTCCAAACCCATGTGCGAGCACCCGAAGTAAAAGAATCACTCATAGTGGGGGAGTCCGGGAAGTTAATTGCCATAGTAGTATTTTACCATACTTTTGTTTTTAAATTATGAATGCCTTCATTTTTTATGTAATGGAATAGTTCTAGTTTACTTCGCCTTGTGTTTCAAACTCCGTTGCTTCCCAGTCAATTATTTCTTCGTTCCATGAATACATCAAGCCATCCTCTGGGTATGGAACTGGTGCTTCCCATTGTGCGGTTTCTTCAACTAGCGCCCACGAATTGTAGGGCTTAGGTGAGATAAAGGCGTCACGATCTAAGTCGTAGGTAAACCCTGTACCTGCATAGTTCTTGCGAATGTTGCCGTTGTAAGAAGTGCGTACGCATACCTGCCCGCGAAACTCACCGTAGTAAGCTTCCCAGTCTGAGATGCCGTTAACAACTTCATCTTCATTGCGCCCGACTATTACCTCGGTGACAATGTTGTTGTCGTCTAAAAATGCGTAGTGAGCCAATTTATTTCCTTTCCTAAGCAAAACTAATCGTATCGGTGCCTGCTGTGAACGTTGTGACCTTGTAGCCGCCAGCGGTTGTTGTTGAAGATGTTAGCCCGCCACCGATTGTTAGTGCGTAGCTGTCTGGGTATTTTAGAATTACAACTCCCGAGCCACCAGCTTTCCCACCATAATTAGTAAGCCCACTGTGCCCTGCTCCACCAGAGCCACCACCAGTATTTATTTCGCCAGCGGTTGAGTCGTCGCTTGTCAGATTTCCACGACCGCCACCACCTGTGCCACCAGTGCCTCTTGTTGCTCCTACGCTAGTGTTTTTACCACCAGCGCCACCGCCAGCGTAGTATGAGTCATCTATCCACTGATAACCAGCGCCACCGTTGCCACCTCCGGCTGAGTTTCCTTGATTTCCTACGGCGGTTTTACCGCCGCCGCCGCCGCCGCCGTTTCCACCTGTATCGCCACCACCGTCGTTACCTTGCCCCGGTGTGCCTGACCCACCGGTCACCTTATTACTGTTTCCCCTAGAACCGCCACCAGAGCCGCCGTCTTGAACAGTCTGTCCGCTAGTTCCAGCGCCGCCGCCAATCGAGGTAAAGCCAAGAGCCAACGAATTTACACCATTAGAAGCGACTGTAGTGGTACCAGTCGAAGCGCCAGCGCCACCAGCTCCAATTGTTATTGTGTAGTCTGTAGAGACAGAAGCCAAAAAAGAGTCATTTAGCAATCCACCCGCACCGCCACCGCCGCCATGACGAGAGCCGCCACCGCCGCCACCTGCAACAACAAGGTAATCAACGGTTAGCGGAACCAGGTTGGCATAGAACTGTTTCCAAGCGCCACCGATTTTAGTATGGCCTTCTGTTACCTCTTTCCAAGTGCCGCCAACGCGACAATGGATTGTAGCGACATCTTTCCAAGCGCCACCGATTTTTGTGTGCGCTGACATCTAAGCCTCGTACACTAACCAAACGTCGCCGTCTGAACCGCTTGATGGTGCTGAGGTTGAGAGCGTGATGTTCCTGACTACATTAGAGCCGGTTGCGGCTGTAGTAACAGCGCCGTTAGTTTCTAGTACCCTAGCGTCTAGTTGCGTTTGTACCGCCGAGGTCACGCCATCTACATAGTTTAGTTCTGCGGTGGTTGCGGTTACTCCGTCAAGAATGTTTAGTTCTTCGGCTGTAGAAGTTAGGTCTGTGATCTCTGATATTACGTGATCGTGTGCACTAGGTGCAAACTCAGTTGGCTTGTTGGTCACTGAACTGTAAGAAATGTTGGAAGGTGAATTGTCAATCCAAGCTGATCCAGTCCACAAGTATTCTAGACTGCCAGTTGTAAAAATATCGTTTACTGATGGGGTATCCGGGAAGTTAATTGGCATAAGAATATTTTACCATACTTTTATTTTTTAAATTATGAATATTTTCAAACTTTTAAGCAAAAGTCATAACCAAAGAACTGACCATCGCTAGACTATACGGCAGACCATTTCCCTAGTGGGCAAGACGCATGGGGTAGCGTTGTCTTCAAATCCATAAAGCAACCACAGCTTCGACATCTTCGACTTTTAGATGCCCATTTTTCGCATCCCTCACACAAAGCAATTCGCTCTCTTTTAACTTCATTCGAGACTCTTTCTGTTTTAAGAAGATCCCATGGCTTTGCCTCAGACACGATTTAATCCTCATCCATACTCATTGCATCTGGAGCTTCTACCCAAGACATGATCTCCTCGTCCCAAAAATGTATTAGATCGCTTTCTGGGTGTGGTGTTGGTGATACCCACGTTGCAGTTTCTTCATCCAATATCCAGCTTTCAAAAGGCTTCATGGGTATGAAAGCATCGAGGCTCCTGTTGTACAGACACCCAATGCCTGCAAAGTTTTTCCGGATACTGCCATTATAGGATGTCTTAAGCCAAACCCCTCCAAGATTATCAATAAGCCAGGTATAGCCTTCGTCGTTGTTCGGATCATTATTGTCTCCTACCAAAACACGAAGAACTATATCATTATCGTCAAGCTCTGCCCAATGTGCCATAGTTCATGTCTCCTTTTTTATAAATGTTTATCCGCCTACAAGGCTTCTTTCGTACCTAACGATTACTATTCCAGAAGCTCCTGCTCTTACTGTTCCGTAGCAGTTCATTCCTCCACCGCCTCCGCCGCCAGTATTCACAACCCCGTTTGAGGAAGATATTCCCTGATACCCTCCACCCTTGCCTCCGCCACCAAGGCCTGCATTAGAAACGCTATTGCTAAGGCAGTATCCACCGCCTCCACCACCTCCTGCGTACCTGCCAGTCACACCAGTAGATGTTGCAGTAGCCCAAGAAGAATACTGATCTGTGCCAGCTCCTCCATAGCTTGAACCGTTATTTCCAAAACCTGCTTGAGCAGAACCACCACCGCCGCCGCCAAGTTCACAATTACTGCCGCCGACACCTCCAGAAAATCCTTGGCCACTAACTGGAGCTCCACCAGGCCTCGTTCCACTGGTTGTTCCACCGCCTCCGCCGCCTGAGCCACCAGAGCTTCCCGATCCAGCGTTAGCCCCCCCCCCTCCAATAGCTGTAGCTATTGACGAAAATGAGGAATTGTTTCCATTTGTGCTAGGCCCCGCTCCTCCTCCGACTAAGACTGCATAGCTTCCTACTGAAAGAACTTGCCCAAGAGGGCCAAGAAGTCCGCCGGCACCGCCACCGCCGCCGCCAAGGCATCCGAACGCTCCTCCAGAGCCACCGCCGCCGCCTGCAATAACTAGCAGGTCTGCAGAAATACCAACCTGAGAAACTGTCAGAGTTCCATTACCAGTAAAAGTTCTATAGTAGTATGTAGAGTCGGATGTCAAAACTCCTCCAGATATTACTGAAAGCAATTCTAGACCTGAAGAAGCTACTATTCCCAGTGGAATTGAAGACATTATGCCAGCTTTCCAACCAATACGGCTGACGAGGAGCTTATAAAAAATAGGCTTGCTGCTGCCCATCGGGTATCAATAGACAAAGCATCGTCAACAGAGTTTATTGTAACTCCAGATCCCAAAAATGTAATAGTTCCTGTTCCTATGTTCATAAAATCCACCTTGTCTCCCGTGCTAAATGTTGCGCCTGGGATGGTGATCGTAAAAGTTCCGGTTGCGGTTATTAGGCTTGCCTTGTCGCCAAGGACAAGAGTGTAAGCGGCAGTCTTGGATGAAACTGTAGAAGTTTTTGGAGTGTAATCCGATAGGTCAATACCGACAGTTTGTGTGCCGGCATCATAAGTAACTGGATGTGTTGCTGCTACCACACCCGTTGGGCCTAAATCAGAAACTATGATTAAGCCAGCCATCGAACTGTGATACTGGCATGCGTAGTAGAGATTGTCTGGGGCATCAAATGGGACTTCCCAAATAATTGTTCCTGCCTCGGCGGCACCGTTTGTAACCCCACCCGAGTAAACGTCTCCAGAGCTATATGCCCCAGAAACTGTCTGAATCCAGAAGGGGTGGCCAGAAGCGTTCACGTTTAAAATGTACCTGTGGCCACGAATTACAGAAAGGGTTGGGTTGTCCGCGCCATTTATGTTGTATGCGCTAGCACCAGAGTTTGTTATTGTGTAGGTAATTCCGCCGCTGGCACCCTCCGGCCCAGGCACTATGGAATCTGGACCTATTGGACCAGCTGGCCCAATTTCGCCTGCAGGCCCTTCGGGCCCGACGGTCCCAACGACAGCCTGTACCCAAAAGTTGTCGTAAAAAATGTACAGTTTCCCTTCATCGGTGTCCCACCAGAGCGGCGTAGCTTCTGTGTCTGTTGGAGCGGTGCTACTAATTTCAACACCACCGCCACCCGAGGAATAACTAAGTGCCGTCCAAGTAGAAACTCCATCGCCAAGTTTTAGCTTGTTAGTATCTGACTCAAAACCCGGCTCGCCAGATGCTAAAATAGAGCTATCGGCAACCCATTGGGCTGCCGTGCTTCTCCTTAGATTGATAGAAGACTGGGGGGCAGCAGAAGTTCCACCGTCTATAACCAAGGCGTTTTGATCAATAGCTATCTGATTACCAATAAAGGTAATAGGTGAAGCGGCACTAACAATAGAGACGCTGGTCTCATTGGCTAGCCAGGCTGTACCGTCCCAAGTCCAGGTACGTCCTTCTGCGGAGTACTCGTCATTGATGCTGGGGGAATCCGGGAAGTTAATTGGCATAAGAATATTTTACCATACTTTTATTTTTTAAATTATGAATGCCTTCGTTTTTTACATAGTGGTATAGTTTTAGCTTATCCCGCCTTGCGTTTCAAACTCGGTTGCTTCCCAATCAATTATTTCTTCGTTCCACGCAGCTCGGCAAACATCTCGATTTGATTCTCATTCACTTCCATAAGCTTTTCATAAACCTGAAAGTTAGTAATGCGTACGGATGTGCCTTCTTCAGCCATTGTTATGCGCCCGTGATTGCGGAGATTTCTTCAGCGGTCAACCCAAGCTCTGCAAGTTTTGCAACACCTGAAGCCTTGGCTTCTGCTTTTGCCTCAGACGCTTCTTCGTCTGCCACCCGGTCTGCCTCTGACTGAATTGCCATAGCTTCACGCTCATCTATCTCGGCTTGCGTCAATGGAATCTCCTCACGGGTTCCAGTCGAGCAGTTGATTACTATTTTAGTTGGATTAGACATTATCTACTTCTTTCCATGTAAGGGTTTCTTCGTCCCATGTGTACATTTTATCATCTTCAGGATACGTAGAAGGGGCTTGCCATTGGCAAGTCTCGTCTAGCTCCCAAGAAGGGTAAGGCTGAGGCGCTATGAAAGCGTCTAGCTCTGAGTCGTAACTGAATCCGACACCTGCATAGTTGAACCGAATGGTTGCGTTGTAGCTGGTTTGAATCCAAGTGCCGCCGAGGTTGTCAACCAACCAGTCGTAGCCCTCGTTAGGAAAAGCATTGTTAGTGACCAACACTCTAGTTACAATGTTGTTCTCGTCTAGTTCTGCAAAGTGTGCCATTATGCGCCATACCTAACTATTACAACACCTGAACCGCCAGCACCACCAGCAGCACCACCATCTCCACCACCACCGCCACCGCCGCCGGTGTTTACGGTTGCCGAAACACCAGTCGTGGTATTACCTGCCGGACCGCCTGCACCACCGCCAGAAGAAGCCGTTCCAGCTGTATACCCTGGTTGCCTGCTCCAACCACCGCCACCGCCACCGCCTGCTCTTGAAATAGATGTCCCTGTTATTGAGCTTGCAACGCCGCCACCGCCA